CTGTTACACGTGGCTTAGGTGCTTTCCAGCCAAACTGTAAAATGTTTGAGCCACGGCTTGCCCCTGAGCCTGCAATTAAAACTCCGTTGTTTTCAATAATCTTATGTGTTGCCAACTCCATGCAACGACCATCGTCACCAGATGAACGGGAATCACATCCAACCGCTGCCCAACCATTACCTTGAATTGCTACTAGCGTTGTCATGTCCCCTCCTTAGATTATTGTCGCGTTACGGTTCGTGCTCCACCACTTGCTCTACCACTAGCACTTAGGCTAGAGAATAAAGACTGAAGTGATGCTGGTTCTTGAGGAGCGCCTGCTGCTGGCGCGGCGGGAGCAGGGGACGGTTGCTCAACCTGAGGTGCACCAGCAGCAGGTAATTCTTCTGGTGCGAATACTTCGTTAATAGCGTCTTCAATAGACTTACCAGATTGGCGAAGTCTGATGACATCAGCAATCTGTTTAACGATAGTAGTTGGGTCCCCGCCTGAAGCAATTAACTGTGGAATTGCTGAAGCACTCGCTTGCAATGAAGAGACTAATGCATTACGCATTTCTTCTACTTCAATCTTTTCCTGTTCCTGAGTTACGTTAATTCCAAATGGAAGTTCACGTTGCGCTAAATCCTTAGAGATTAACTTACCACCAAGGGCTTGCAGCATAAAGATAAGACCCTGTGCTGGATTAAGACCAGCCAACATTCCATAACGAACATCTGCTGAGTAGTCACCCTTAATGTTCTTTGATGGTAAATAGTCTACGGCGTATGGTGCTCCCGCATCTACGCCACGAATTGTCTTTTCAAAGTTGTAAAACTTTTCATCGACTTCAAAGCAAAGAGAAATAACATTCTTTAGAGCAGAGGCAAAGATAGCCTGTGCTGATTTAACTTGTGTGTCAAAACCACCCATGAGTGCCTGAACACCCTGTCCCGTGATAATTGATGCATCAAGATTTCCAGTACGAGATTCTGGGTAACGTGTACCCATACGTAGTTCTTGTTGAAGAACTTGTTGTTCTGTAAATGCTCCTGCTGGAATTGGGAGTTCGACACGGCGCACTCCTGCTGGTGAGTTCGTACGAATAACCGAATCTCCACCAAACTCAAACTCCTGCACATCGCTTGGAACTACAATTGGTGATTGAACTGACTTCTCTGCTGCTTCCATTGCAAGTAATGCAAAACGATTGCGAAGCAACTGAATACCAAGAACATCATCAAACTGTCCACGCATTTCGCCGTCTACAGAGGGACGGCGTGCTACTACTACCATCATCTTGCCAATAGGGTTTTTAGCCTGTGACAAAATTAAATTATTACGTGAAGGAACAAAAATTACTGATTGGTCCTTGTCGTAATAACGGATGATATCCATCTGTGTGTTGAGGTTCTGGTCGTAACCATCACGGCCCAACAGTTGATATTCAAACTCAGGGAACTGGCTAACCAATTCTCCAAGTGATAGTGAGTAGCGTTTAGCAAAAGCAATACAACGTCCATAGCGGTCAAACTCTGGGTAAGCCCCGATAGGACTTTCTATGCGAATACGTGGTATGCCTGCTTCATCGTCCAATTCAATTATGAAAGGAACGAATCCAAATGTGATGTACCAGTCTGCGCCTGTATACATCTGTACTTGTAATTCTGAATGGAAAAAATAATTGCTAGCAATACGTGTGCGAGTATCCGCAAACCTACGAGCATTATCTTTTGCAGCATTAACGGCAGAACAGTTAACTGCTGGCAATGGAGCCATCACCTCTGATAGGTCACGGGCAACAATATCAATAAAGTTAGCAACTACATTTGCATCTACGCCTTCAGGAAAAAACTCTGGATAAACCTCAGAAATGTTTCCTTTGCGAACAGATAGCACATCTTGCTGACGACCATCGCGTTCTGCAGAGCGTTGCTTAAGGGAGTCAACCCGTGCTGCAACCTGTTCGATTGATAACATTGTTTTCCTTATCCGTAGTTCTCAGCCCATTGCTCTGCAAAGGCTTCGTCTAAATTGACAGACACACGTCTATTCATCTGGGCTCTTGTAGTCCAGCGGTTTTCGGTGTATCGCTTCATGTATGAGGTTTGTTGCATAAATTCTCTAGCGCGGATAACTGCAAACCATAGCGCCATAACGCAGTCGGTCTTTCCGCGAGTATTAGGTTTCCATGTAATCAACTGCTGCACTAATGCCTTCATACCTTCTGAGCCATCAGTTGATGCAATTTCAATAGTGTTGTTACCTTGGAACTTATTATCTCGCATGGTTCCAAATAGCGTTGACATTGCTGCAACACCAAAGTTTGTATCCCACTTGTTCTTGTTTGTGTGGTGGGCTTCAAGACGTACTCCATAGGAAGACAGCCATTGACGCAAATCGTCATCCAGAGAGTAAGCCTTCTGGTGAGCGTTAATCTCAACACGAAACTCTTGTGGCTTATATTTCAAAACCAACTCTTCGATTGTGTTGCGAATCTTTTGCGGGGTAGGTTCTCCCATGTTGATACAGTCTAAAACGTAAATTTTAGAATCTGACCTGTTATAGGTAATAGCAACAAACGCTGCGTTACCTGCCATAGCAGGGTCAAACCCAATGATGGTGTATCCCTCAACCTGAGTCGGATGTCCCACCGCGCCTGGTTTCAAGATACCACGCTTACGTGTTCCTTTGATACAGGCTTGAACCAGGGCGGGTGGGAAGATGGAATCTTCTGCGACATCCTCCTGCTGGTAAACCAAAGCCCATGTGGTAGGAGTTACTTCTCCGCGTCTTTTGGCAAGGGCGTGCCCGTCCCACTTGGGGAAGAGTCCTTGCTCGTCTGGGGTTTCTTCGTCGCCGTCCCATGGTAGGTCTGACTTCGGCCAAAGAGTAACCCAGTCATCTGGCTTTTCACTATACTCCAAAACAGCAGGCATGCCCATGTACGTAAAAGGACACTTACCGCCCGACCAATACTTCGGGTCACGCAACTCTTTATAGAAATCCTGTGCGGCAATTCTCGTCCCAACGATTAGTAACTTACCGTTCTTACCCAAACGGGTAATAACTTCCTTCTGTAGCCAGTCAATCTGCTTATCGAACTCATGGGCGTTAGCCGTAGTGATGCAGTCATCTAGGATAATCAGGTCAGCACGTGCGCCGTAAATCTGACCACCCATACCCAACGCCTGAAGGGTAGGGTCCTTTTCGCTTGAGTTTCTCGCATCGCCCCCAAGGTAGACGGTATCAACTCGCCAAGTATCTGAGTCTTCTTTCCAGCCCCCTTCAGGACCAAAAGTTGTTTGCAACTTTGTCCAGCGCGGGTGGGATAGTCTTTGCTTGATTGCGTACACGAACTCGCGTGCTTTGTTCAACGTCTTGCTAACCACAATGATGCGGATATTAGGGTTGAGGGCGATACGATAAGTTGAGTAGTTGACGGTAATGACCGTACTTTTGGCGTGCTCTGGGGGCACGTTAATTAGGATACGAGTTTTATCCCCAGGCTCATAAATCATATTATCATGGAGCCAAGAAGGGGGTCTATCCTCTAGCAAGTCCACCCAGTCCATGTGGTGTGGAAACACCCTCTGGTCGAGGAACATCTCGCTAAACTGAGGAAAGGTGATTTCCTCCTTTGCAATGCCCAACGCCTTAATTGAGTTGGACTTTGAATCCTGCAAAGCCTGCTCTAAATCAGCGGCAAAATCTTTATCTCTCAGCATCCAGATTCGGATGGTATCTGGCTTTTTGCCCAGATTCTCCATCGCCTTTTTAGGCGACATACCCTCTGCCACAAGGGCTAAAACTTTACGTTTTGCCTCTGCTAGGGCGGTACTTTGTGGGTTATTAGACCCCTTTTGAAAAGTCACAGAATGGTCCCATCTACAATAGTTACAGTCAGTTGTAACAGACAGTAGATACAGTCTGTAACGCAAGTCTTTAAGAGACTTGCTACTGTAATAGTAAATACTCTCTATATAGTATTAATCCGTTCAAACAGCCATTCCGAACGGTTTATTTTAAAATATTTTTTTACTTGCCAAAAACTGCTAAATAACGGCCTGTAGCAGGGGCACTGTTGTACGGAAATATTTTTATGGCAGATACTACTACATGTTAGAAAGACTATTAAACACTCTGGGGTCTTTCAGACCCACAGACTGTTCAATGCTGCCGCTCTGTTGTCCTGTACAGTGGGTGCTGTTACGGCTAGCAGTCTGCGGGCTTGACCAGATGTCTGCGCCCCAGTCAGATAACTATTTGTTTCATACTAAAAAAAAATAGTTACAGCCCTGGCGATGGCTATGTCTTTAACCCTCGCAAATACAGGCTGTAGACCAATGGTCGTAATCTGTCCTATGCTTTGTGGTCAAGGACGACGCTCCCGCGTTGTCGCCCTTGCCCCGCAAATCAAAGGCAGACCAGACGGCGATACAATTCCATAGAATTGCTATCACCGTCTTTTACTCATGACCCCTGTGATTTTATCTCCATCAGCAAAATGTAAAGCGGGCTGTCACTATGATTCCCGTCACACCCTGCGGGCATGACAGTAATCACAGTAACTGCCTGTGCTTGTACATTTCAGTCGCGTTGTTCTACGACTGCCTGGCTGATGTGCTGATGACGGCGCTCGATTTTGAGCATTCAAGTCTCGACAAGCGAGCCTTTCATAAGCGGCTCAAAATAGGCTGGCAGGCTAAAGCCTGCGTAGCCATTGCTCGCGCCTGAGATGGATGGGCGTTGCCCTTAAAATTTGGGGGTGGTTAACGAAAGGAATGTAAAATGTCTGATGAACTGACTGTATCCAACCCATGCTACCAGTGCATGATTCAGATGGAACTATGTGTGGACTGCCAAGACCTACGAGATTCACGGGCGACTAACATCGCCCATGACCTAGTAGATGAAGGCAGTATCCAGTATCGCAACCAGATGTTGCTCACCACAGAACCATCTGCCCACGACTGGGTTAGCCCCACAACACGGGTAGAACCGTATTTTGTATACGCTACCCAGACTTGGGAGGATACCCGCGAGGAGTTCCTAGAACCTATCACCAACCTATCCGATAGGTTCTTTGAACTGGTTGTGGACTTAGGTCCACACGAAACTGTGTGCGCTGACTGCCACATGGTATGCAATAAGCACGCTGTATGTCCAAGTTGTAACTAATAATCTAAGCAGACCTGCTCTGAACAAGTGCAGGAGCAGGTCTGCACAACAACACTACCAACAGAAAAGGAAAACAAAATGAACACAGTCACATTCAAGAACAGCGTTATCAAGAATGTTGTTGACCGCAATGGTTTCTACACAGCAACCATCAACGACTACGAACAACTACCAACAGGGCGCCAGATTTGCTCTGACTCTACCCGTGTAGTTATCTTTGACGAGAAGGTAATTGCACAGTTGCGTGAACTCAACTGGCTAGATGACCAGTCAGCATACATCAACGCTGAGGGCATTGGTAACACACGCTGGGACCGCCGTCCAAACATTGATAACAAAGACCGTAAGCCAGGCCTCAAGCAGGTAGTGCTTACATCAGTATCACAAGCATAAAGACTCAGGCAGGTGGGGGCTTCGGCTCTCACCTGCCTTCTCTTTTGTTTTTTTAACAGGCCCCCATGTAACTACTACGGAATACTGCGAGTCCATCTAGTCAGAAAGGTAACAAAATGTTATTAGAAGCAGGAGATATACTAGCCTTGATTATTGCAATGTCTACAAGTATTGTAGTTCTTGTGCTAGCAATCAAACAGAATGCTGTATTACATAAAGACAATGTTAATCTGCGCCGTGCTTTAAGAATAGAAAAGCAGGCGCGTAACTTCTACTATGACCCAGACATAGCAAAGGAAGACCTATGGACAACCAAGTAAAGTATGCAGTTCATAACTGCCACACATGTGGCATGGAAATACTAGTTGATGTAAACAGAACAAGCCCACGGAACTATTGCAGTCCATGTGCATGGACCAAGTTAGGAGAGACCAACTATGTCGTACACAGTTCATGAGATAGCGGACTTAAACGAGTCCATTGACAAAGCAATACTCAGCCTCAAAGCAGCCAACAATATCTTAGAAGAGATGATAGCAACAGGACGCATCTATGTGGAGGAAGAATGATAGCGCCAACAACTCTATGGAGAAATAAAAACTATTACATACTTGACCAAGACTTCAGTGAGTATGTAATGGAACAAGGTATCCAAGAACACAATGAACTATGGGGATTCCTTGAAGACTACATCAAAGAGGAGTGCGAATGAGCGGCCCATACACACCACCACAGTGCGCTGACTGCGACCAGTATGCAGAAAAGTTCTGCAATACCAGTGGTTTATGCACTGATTGCTGCAGTAAATGTGAAGATGAGTATGAATGTGAGGAAGAACTATGAGTAATCCAGACGCATGCTGTAGTCAGTGTGGCACAGCATGCGACATCTGTAACATGGAGGAGGATAACAATGAGTGACTTAAACCCTGAGCACTTAGATGTAATGACAACCCTAAGAATAGTAAGGTTAGTTGCAGGGTACACGCTTGAAGATGTAGAACGCATCAGCAATGGTGAGTTTACTAAACAAACAGTAGGTAGTTACGAACGCAACCATAGAAACATTACAGTTAAAAAACTGTTAAGATTGTGTGAGGTGTATGGCATATCAATTGATGCAGTCATCAGACACAGTATGTATGGAGACCAGATGCATGTAATGAAAAGGAGACAAGATGGGCTACGAGCCACCGCTTGAGGATGACATAGCACTAGGTAAAGACATAGAAGAAGATGACTCTGATATTTATACAGA